CAGAGACCGCTCTGATATCTGACTGATGCCAGACCATAGTTTCTTCTTCGCCCTCACATATAACAACATAGGAACTATTCTTAATAGCATCCACGTTGTACGGAATCTTTCGGGCATCCTTGACCATCTTGAACTTCTTGTCAGCGGTCTTGAATTTAATATTGATAAGTTCTCCATCTAAAAAATAATTAAAGCAGATAACACGATGCTCCTTCTGATCCTGAGGCATCCATTCTCTTCCTTCGGTCACACCAAACGCCTCGATTGTTTCTTTAGCAATCTTTCTTTTCTCAAAGTATTCGTATATACCTTCAGTAGATACTGGTGGTCTTGGTTCGGGTCTCACATACTGATTCACCGAACCACTCCAGCCACAATGATGGCACTTCCATACACCGGTATCAATATTCACACCGAGAGAAGGATCGCTCTTCTTTTTCCTCTGGTGTGCACACTTAGGGCATAACGTCTTTACTTCCCCACTCCATCTATCCCGGAGATCGATACCAAGCTTAACTAGTTTGTCTGCGTTCATCGTATTTATCTTCTATCCACTTTACTGCATCGTTAAAATTACTTGTTGTTTCAATCACCACACCTCTTTCAGAATAAATTCTAAACTCTGGTTGTTGATTAACCGTTGCCCTGACAATGTTCTCAGGATAAGTTACAATCAAGATATCATTGTCTTTCTTATCCTTAAACTCATCTATTCTATTCGCATAGGAACAATGGCGTACAATCTTACCAATCCAATTCTGATGAATATATCCCATACTCATACCCTGGCTAATGTACGGCCCACCACTCGGATCAACAAATAAGTATTTGTTTTCTTCGGGCTTCAGATTAGCATCGAAACCCATTCGTATCCATTGTCCTCCAGACATAATGAATCTATTGGTATCAATTCGATTAAAATCTATGGGGTTACCATAGCGATTATGAATTGTAATTAAATTATTGTTCATCCCATTCTCCATCTTGTATTGATTTAATTAGTGCTTTGAAACTTCCGATTGCGTAAAACTTAATTGGGTAGTTGAAGATTGAACCAAACCAAACTTCGGGTCTGTTATCATCTGGAGCCAAGTGTAGAGTTACACCGTTGATTGTAATAGTAAAGTAGTGATATACTTTATCATCTCCGGTTTGTGTTGTTGTAAGAGTTACTTTCTCGAACTGATACTCCAACTTGAGTTTGATTGCTTCCTTGAGTGTCATAATTTTTTAGTTGATTATAAAGGTTTTCGTAAAATTGATTGAAATCTACAGGCTCATCGGGAAAACAAACACTCTGAGCCTTAGGGTTGTGTTCATTTATTTGAATAGGAATTATTCTTATCTCACGCACAACTATATTTTTCTTCTTGATACACATTAACGCATCTTTTTTATCTTGCTAATATAGTTAGGATCTGATGCATATACACCATTTATATTCTTGAGGTAGTGGTCTTGAATATGAACGTAGCATCTGATGTTGTCCTCATAGGTTTCGTACTTGGCATATACACCATACTTACCGGCAACGTATTTGCATTTGTGGTGTACTATACCAAACATATTTTTTGCATTTTTTCCTACATTGCTCTGACCAAGATTTGATTCCAATCTCGCTTGAGCCACGGCTACATTGGGCAGAACGCATCCGTTCTCGTGTAAACATTTAACAATTGCCGTTTCAGACAATTCAACATCCTTGGGTTGCTCGGTGATTGGATGCACAACTTTGTACACAATCTTAATGGACTCTTCCCGGAAGGCGTACAACGTAACACCTACGACTATAGTTAACAACAAACCAATACTTAGTGGCTTGTAAGTGTTCCGTATTGGAACAAGTTCAAGTTGTTCGTTCAATTTGTAATTCATATTTTTACAATATTATATTATCTTTTTCAAAATTCCAAGTTTTTATTGCGGCTTTCCAAGATTTCATCTTGTTCTTGCCAATCATCCAGTTCTTAGCCTCGTAGAAGTTCCAAAACTTCTCGGCATTCTGTTGGTAGAACCTTACCTTCTGAGACCGAAGCTCAACACTTACTTCCTGGAGAGTAGGAGGAACAAACTTCTTACTCTTTTCATTTCTGATTTTACCTAAGGTTTCTACAACTGTCTCATTGATTCTCCAGCGAGGATCAACCATGTCGAGAATGTACTCGAACATTTCAACTATTTCTTTGCTCATATAGTTCGATTACTTTGTTGATGATTTCATTTTGGTAAGGATACTTGTCTGCTGAACCTACCCACACCTCAGCAACTCGGATGTTGCGTAAAGCACTCGTGTGATTTTTAAGACCGCAGATATCGGCAATCATTTGGTTGTTGTAGCCAATGTATTTGTGCAGCAGATAAATAAAGATTTGACGAATCATTACCTCTGTATCTTTCTTGGTTCTCATCACTTCCCAATACTCACGAGGCACATCAATTACCTCTTCGAGTATTTCAGTTATCAGCATTCTTTTCTTACGTTGAATTCCTGTTTCAAATGTTTTCATATATGTTGTTGCTTAATATTTTTTGGATTGTACTTGCATGAAATTTTCCGTTTTTAGATCCCTTAATTCCTTGAGAATTAAAGTGATTGGCAATTTGGCGTAGTGAGTAGCCTTCTGCTTTGAGTGTGGTAACGGTCTGGACCAACTCCAATTGCTTTGGGTCTCGGACTAAAAGACCATCTTGATTCTTAAAGCCAAGAGGAGGGAAAGCACAATAGACTTTCTTGTTCTTCTTGAGATTTGTTTTGACGGATCGAGTGTACTCGCCAGTAACATCTGATTGGTACTCTGCAAACACAGCCATCAGATTTCGCATAGCCTTACCGGAGGATCCGCTCATCTCCGGTTCTTCAATGGAATAGAACTTAATCTTCTTTTTTTCCAATAAGTCCATGTGATTGATGAAGTCACGGAGATTACGAGCAAAACGAGTGCTATGCCACACTATGACTGCGTTGACACCGCCCTTGTTGATACGCTTCATCATGTCTTGGAAGCCTGGGCGTTTAGTATTTTTTCCACTAAAGCCTGCATCCTCATAAATATTTTCCAGAAAGAGTCCTTTCTTCTGGCAGAACTCTATGATTCTGTCCACCTGATTCTCAAGGGATGTACCCTTGTCTGCTTGCATATCCGTACTCACACGGATGTAACCAATTGCTTTCATTTGATTAATCTTTTAAGCATTTTGCTAATGTATGATGTCTTCGAAACACCACGTTGAATAATTAATTCGTTGAAGAACGGATAGATGTGATCCTTGACATAGATGTTCAGCGTAGTAGTACGCTCTGGCTCTGGTCTTGACACCATCTTACGATCCTTACGTATTGCAGCCTCCAATCTAATAGAAAGGATATCTTCTACCTTTTTGCGTGAGCCATACTGCTCAAACGCCTTAAGGTACAATGCTTCAGGTACTTCTATTTCTAACTTTCTCATCGCTTGCAGGATTGTATAAATAAATCAACTATCATCTTGTGTATGATAAACATTAAAAGTATGAACAAGTAAAACGCAATTGATCTAATGAGGTTTTCAGTCTTCGTCTTCATTGTCGTATATGTAAGAGTTTAGCACTACATCAAAAATATCTTCTGATGGGATATCTAAATCTTCTGCTACCTTGACAGCATCGCTGAACTCTTCGAACCATAGGTCGCAGGTGACACTATAGAAAGAATCGAAAGCAGATATGTCTACGAATAAAGCCTTGTCGAAATCAAAGTCACCTTTGTAATGTTCCCGGAAGTCAGCGACATTCATAAGTATTTCTTCGAATACTTTTTCAAAGGTGGTGATGTCTACCAAATCTTCGAAGTAGAAGTCTATGGGTACAAGATAGCCTACATTTCTTCTGAGACCCAAGTCAAAGACATTGAATGATACCTGACCGAGGTTAGTTAGTTTTTCTTTTAGCGTACTGAGCTCGTGATTATTTCCTTGCATAATTGATAGGGAATTTGTGATCTAACATAAGCACCTTTTAAACCTTGAGTACCGGTTCTTGAACCACGAGGTGCAGAAACGTGGCAAGTCATTCCATTCTTACACGCTGGGCGTGATCTCCAGTTGTAATTGTTGGTCCAGATATCGGTAGGTTTCATTCGTGTATCGCCATACTGACAATATGTAACGGTGTGGCGAAGGTGTGCGATAAAGTTCCAATCGTCCATCTTACGCATCATA